TATCTTAAACGATTTCAAGTTAAAAGAAATAAAATGATTACCGTGGCTAGAAAAAGAAGACCTAAGAGTAAAAACTACTTTACCAAAGATACTGAACAAGCTATTGTCAGATACAACAATGAACCAGATTCAGAAGTTAGAAGTCAAATATATAGAGATGAGATACATTATGCTTTCTTTAAATTAACAGAAAACATAATCCATACTTTTAAATTCTATTACACAGAAGTAGATCAAATAGAACATCTACAACATGAAGTAATAACTTTTTTATTATCTAAATTACATTTATTCAACCCAGATAATGGAGCTAAAGCATATTCTTATTTTGGTACTATAACTAAAAATTGGTTAATTGTATATAATACAAAAAATTATAAAAAACGTGTTTTAAAAGCCCCAGTAGATGAATTATTTAAGGATGACAATTACTCATATCAAATGGGTGAAGAAAAAGAAAAGGATAGGTTATCTATTTTTATAGACGCATATGTAAAACACGTTGAAGATAGATTTGATAAATTTTTTCCTAAAGGTAACGATGCTAAAGTAGCAGATGCTATATTAGAATTATTTCGTAAAAGAGAAAATTTAGAAATATTTAATAAAAAAGCATTATACATCTACATTAGAGAAATAATGGCCACACATGGTTTAGAAGTAAAAACCCCTAAAATCACTAAAATAGCTACCCGATTATATAAATTATTTAAAGGTAGTTATATTTTTTATTTAGAAACTGGGTATATAGACTTCGAAAAATCTTAATTAATCATATTTATACATGAACCAAACGTATAACTATGAGCCACTTAGACAAAAACATATTCGGTAAAAAATCATACTCGGATTTACTTAAAGAAATTTACGATAACCAAAAGAAGAAAGAAACACAAATTAGTGCATTAATCAACGAATTAAAGCCACTAATTAGTGATATAGGTGATGCTACAATGATTGTGCCACTTATTAAAGAATACATGGAACTTGGTATTAAAAACGATGAAGCCCTTATTAAAGTAGCTACAATATTCCAACGTATATTTGCAAACGAGGGAACAGAAGAAAATGGGTTTGGTATTTCAGAAGCAGAAAAAGAACAACTACTAAATGAAATAAATAATTTACAACTCCCTCCTAAAAAAGAAGAGTAAATGGCTAGAACTAGATCAAGAAAACAAAGCTATCCTTCTGGGTTAAGTAATATTCTTTCTACTATTAAAGATAAAATGATAGTAGGTAGAGTTACGGATATAATTTTAGATAAAGAACACCCATATTTTGAAAAATACGGTGGGTGGTCTAGTATTGGTACTATATTCTTTGAAGAAAATGACCTCCAGGGATCAGATAATCTAACACCAGCAAAACCATTTCAACCCCAAACCTCATCTTATCCTTTAGTCAATGAAATGGTTTTATTATTTTCATTACCCAATAAAAATATAGGAGCTAATACCTCTAGTGAAACTTATTATTATATAAATATTATAAGTATTTGGAATAGCCCACACCACAATGCTTATCCAAACCCCACCAAACCAAATATTGAAACATCTGCTCAAAAAGATTATTTTCAAACTGAAGCAGGCTCCCCCGTTAGAAAAACAGACTTAGGATCACAACAACCTGATGGAAATAGTATAGAATTAAATAGCCCAACTAATGATTTTCAAAAAACATTTTTAGAAAGAAATAACATTAGTCCTTTATTACCTTTTCCAGGAGATATTATATATGAAGGAAGGTGGGGTAATAGTATAAGATTAGGTAGTACAGCAAAACCACCTAAAAGTGATGTAGTTAAAGCTGATTTTGTAAATAATGGTTGGTCAGATCCTACTGAGATAGGTAAAAATGGAGACCCTATTACTATAATTAAAAATGGTCAAGGTTACAACTCAGATAATGGTTGGGAATGTATTACTGAAGATATTGATTTAGATCAATCTTCAATATACTTAACTTCTCACCAAAAATTACCTTTATTAGCTTCAAATACTTCATATTCTTCACTTTTAGAAAGTGAAATCAAAAAACCTGACGTATATGAAGACCCACAAGTTATTATAACATCAGATAGGCTTGTATTTAATTCAAGAAGTGATAGTATTTTAATGAGTGGTGAAAATACTATATTTATAGGATCTAATAAATCAGTTAATGTTAAAGCTAATTCTAAAATTATTTTAGAATCTGAAGAAATTAAATTAGGTAAACAGGCAAATGAAAATGATCCCTTTGAATCTATGATATTAGGGGATACTTTTTTACAAGAATTATCTCAATTAGTACAAGGTATAGTATATGTTTCCACAGCATTACAAACTGCTACTATATGGCCTGCTGGTGCTCCTGCTCCAGATGCTACTCAAAGTACTCCTGCAAGTGAATTATTAACTAGAGCTAATAAATTTATATCTAAAATTGAAACTTTTAAATCTACCCAAAATAAACTAATATAATGGCTCAAATAAAAATTATAGGTAGAGTAATAGAAAATACAAATGAAAATGAAGGAATTCCTTTTGTTAATTGTAAAATAACCCCAAATGAAGGTACTATAGGTTTTTCCACTGATGTTAATGGTAATTTTAATGCAACAATTAATTTAAATATATACTCAGTTTATAGTTTTAATTTTACCTCAGTAGGGTATACACCTGATATTAAAGAAGTACAAATTAAATCAACAACTTTAAATTTAGGAACTATAAAACTAAATGAATCAAATACTGTTTTAGATGAATTTGAAGTAATAGCTGAAGAAACCATAATAGATTTTTCTATTAAAGGTACTATAGTAGATAGTAATAAAAAAGCTATCTCTGGGGCATTAATTGAAAGTTCTAAAGGAGAAACAACTCGTTCACAAAATAAAGGAAATTTTAATTTAAATGGAAGATATAATAAAAATAATCCTTTTACTCTTACAATATCTGCACCAAAATATAATACAATTTCGGGTATAACTCCTTTTACATTAAACAATAAAATTATAAATGATTTAGGAGTTTATTCTTTAGTTTTATTAGAAAAAGATATAGAAAAAGAACTTAATCAATTAAGTAATTATAATGAATCTCAGTTATCACTCTTAAAACGCCAAGGAAATAAAGATTTTTTTACTTTACTTGTAGCAAGACTTACATCAGTCTTAAAGTCTTTATTATGGCCTGCCATTTTATTATTATTAGCTGATTTTGGAATTAGTAATGTAAACGATTTATTAAAAAAGAAAAACGTTAAATTTAATGACTTAAAAGCTTCATGCCCAGCTAATATAGAAGAATTAAATAAAATAATAAACAAAAAAAATAAATTTACTAAACAATTAAGTAATCTTTTAAAACTTATAGGTTCATTAGGAAAACTTTTAAAATTACCACCAAAAATTATATCTGGGGGTGAAAAAGTTATTAAAATTGCTGGAATAGTTCTACGAATACTTCCTTATATCCCATCAACTTCATTTACACCTATCCCAACAGGTCCTTTTTTAGATGCTAAAGATCTTATTAAAGCCCTAAAAGATTTAATAACCTTATTAAAAGGAAAATTAGGCAATAATTCTTTTCAATTAAATTTTTTAATAGAAGATCTTAATAAAGCTATACAAATGTTAGCTATTCTAGATACGGTAATTCAAGGATGTGCTGACGAAATAACAAATAATAGTAGCAATTCAACTTTAGAAGACCAAGAAAAAATTTCTAATGAATTATTAAAATCTACTCAGGAACAATCCCAACAATTATCCCCTGTAGTAACTAATATAAATGGATTTGAAATGGGTGTTGTATCTGTAGATAGTCAAATAGTGGGGGGGTTAAAAAGAAGACAAGCTGTTGCAAGAAATTTAGCAGGAGTTATTATGCTTAAAGGAGAACCTTCATTTTCTTCAAATGATCAAATATTAATAGACGAGTTAATATATTATATTGAAACAAATGATTTAAAAGCAGATTAATTTAATATTTATAACAAATACAAACATGAAAACCGAAGCACTTAAAAAAATAATCAAAGAAGCCGTTAGAGAGGCCATACAAGAGGAGCTAAAGGAAGTTTTACTAGAAGCAGTTAAAGCACCTAAAGCTGTAGTTACACAACCAATACAAGAAAGTATTACATCAACTACACCTGCACCTGTTACACAAACACCTAAAAAATCTTTAAAAGAACAAAGGCAATCTTATTTAGATATTATAGGTGAAACTGGAATAAACATGAAAAGTGGGGATGCTCAAGGATTTGGTAATAGACCATTCAACCCACAAGGAACTGGAGATACTACTTCAGCAAACGGAGCATTACCAGGAGGGGAAGTTAATATGGATCAAATAATGGGATTAATGACTAAATAATGGCATTTGAAGCGCAACAAATATTTCCAATTGACTTTAATAAAAGTGCTGCTGTAGGAGTAGATTTACCTTTTTCTGCATTAGGGGTATTTAAACCTAATTATACAACAGCTGAAGCTATAAAAAATAACTTAATAAATTATTTCCTAACCAACCCAGGTGAACGCCCCTTAAATCCAACATTTGGTGGGGGTCTAAGAGCTTTTATATTTGAACAAATAGAAAGTAATAACTTAAATTTTATAGAAGACCAAATATTATCCCAAATTATAGAATTTTTCCCAAATATAAATGTTGAAAATTTAGAAATATTCAAACAGGAAGATACTAACCAAATTTCAATATCACTTGATTATAGTGTAATTAATACTAATATTAATGATAATGTGCAAATAGACTTTACATAATGGCAACAAAAGTAAATAGAGATATAAAATATTTAGATAGAGACTTTTCAGATATAAGAGGAAAATTAATTGAGTTTTCACAAACTTATTTCCCTAACACTTATAATGACTTTTCACCTGCATCACCTGGAATGATGTTTATGGAGCAAGCCGCTTATGTAAGTGATGTAATGTCCTTTTATTTAGACAATCAATTACAAGAAACATTTACTACTTTAGCTAGACAAACTAATAACTTGTACGAATTAGCTTATATGTTTGGATATAAACCAAAAACAACCGGTGCTGCTCAAGCTACTATAGAGTTATTTCAACAAGTCCCATCAAAATTAGTAGGTAATGATTATGTTCCTGATTTTGATTATACTTTAACAATAGGAGAAAATTCAACAGTTAACTCTTCAACTAACCCATCAGCTACTTTCTTAATGGAAGACAAATGTGATTTTAGTTTTTCTAGTTCTTTAGACCCAACTGAAATCTCAGTATACCAAATAGCAGGAGATAATCCTTCATATTTTCTTTTAAAAAAATCAAGAAATGCAATATCTGCGGTTATTAATACTCAAACTTTTTCATTTGGATCTCCCCAACAATTCTCAACTATTGATATTGTAGCTAATAATATAATTAAAATATTAGATATAACAGATTCTGATGGAAATGTATGGTATGAAGTAGATTATTTAGGACAAGAAATGGTTTATGATAGTATTAAAAATACAAACCCAAATGATCCTAATAATATAGTAGATGCTGGAGATGTACCTTATATTTTACAATTAAAAAAAGTACAAAGACGTTTTGCTACAAGACTTACATCTGCCAATAATTTACAAATTCAATTTGGAGCAGGTAATCCCGAAGATACAGATGAATTAATAACACCTAACCCAAATAATGTAGGTATAGGTTTACCTTTTAAACAAGACAAACTTACAACGGCATACTCACCTACAAACTTTTTATTTACCAATACTTATGGTATAGCACCTTCAAGTACTACTTTAACCGTAAGATATTTAACTGGTGGTGGAGTTGAATCAAATCTCCCAAGTGGAAATTTAACAGGTATTAATGCCTCTAATACTATTTTTAACCAATCTAGTTTAAATTCTACCACATCTAACTATGTGTTTGGCACTTTAGCTTGTAATAATATAGATGCCGCTGATGGAGGTCAAGCAGGAGATACTATTGAAGAAATTAGACAAAACACATTAATGCAAATAGCTGCTCAACAGAGAACAGTTACATTAGATGATTATAAAGTAAGAGCAATGAGTATGCCTTCAGAATATGGTTCGGTAGCAAAACTATATGTTGAAAAACCAACACTGGGTTCTTCATCATCAACTTCCGAAACTTTATGTATGTATATGTTATCACAAAATTCTTTAGGACAATTTTCTACTCCAACAAATACCTTA